ATATCTTCTGGATGTATATCAAATGTTTCAATTAATTGTTGGACAACCCACTTCTGTAAGTTACGTCCCTTCGCTTTGGCACTCTGAGTTTTCATCTTCTAATTGTTTCATAACCTGTTTATAGTCATCTGCAGCATCACGATAAGCGTCATATATGTCCTCAAGGTTCCATTCTATATCAGAGTTTGAATCCAGAGAAGGTATCTTTTTTGACATCTTGTTTGATCCCACCTACTATATAGGACTCAACTTCTGTCTCTTGAGGGGCCACCTGCAATCCTTTAGAAGATATCCAATGCTCTGTCCAAGGTAATGGGTTATTCCTAAGAGGAATATCATAGATAGGTTTCAATCCTATTGCTCTCATTCTCTTATTCGCAATCCATTCAACATACTGATGTAGTAACTTATCATTCAATCCAATCATAGATCCATCTTTAAATAAGTACTCTGCCCATGCCTTCTCTTCATCCACACACTTTCTAAACATATCATATACATAATCCTCCTCTTCTTTCATAATTTCAATCATATCAGGATCATCACCATCCTGCCATTTCTTTAAGATTTGTTGGGTGAGTACCAAGTGTTGGTTCTCATCTCTTGCAATAAGGGAGACAATCTTTGCGGATCCTTCCATAAGCTTAAGTTCACCAAAGGCAAAAGTACAAGCGAAACTAACATAAAAACGAATACCTTCAAGTATATTGACATTGGTTACTGCTCTATAAAGATGTCTTTTTAAATCCTTTCTTGTCCACTCAGAATTAGGATGACCATACATATCAGGTTTCCAACTGTTACTCTGACCATAATCCTGTGCATACTTAATAAACTCATCATATGCTTTTGTAACACTCTCTGCTCTTTCTATAATCTTTTCATTATCCAATATAGTATCAAACACCTCAGAAGGATCTGGATATACATTCTTAATAATATGAGTATAGGATCTACTATGGATCATCTCCATAAAACCCCATACTTCCATACATGCTTCTAACTCAGGTAGAGAACAGTATGGTAAGAATGCCATACTAGGTCCACGACCTTGTACAGAATCTAATAATATCTGGTACTTCAAATTAGAAGTAAAGATATGTTTCTGCTCTGGTCTTAGAGTTGCATAATCAGAACGGTCTTTCTGTAGAGATACTTCTTCAGGTCTCCAGAAATAACCAAGTTGCTGTTGTGTTAATTTATCAAAGACGGGATACTTATATTGATCGTATCTCTGAACCCCTAAAGGTTGACCAAAGAACATTGTCTGTTTCTTAAAGTCAACCTTATTAGGGTTAAAGACGGTCATCCCTTGTATATCAGATTGCACAACTTTCACAGGTCTCCTCCTCCGCATTTATAAGTTCACTAACTAATGATTGTAATTTTGTATGTCCTTGTATACCAACACCATCTTCAATATTATCATGCCAACCAACTGAATGAGCAGGTTCTTCTATCTCATCAGTTTTGAAATCATATGTATTCTGATAATATGATGTCTTCCAACCATACTTGTATGTAGTTAGAAAATCATTTGCCATAACAGATACTGGAACCTCATTGTTATCATAATTCATAGGATTATACGACCAGTTACCAGAGATTCCTTGATCAAAGAACTTCTGCATTACCGATACTATATTAATATACCCATTATTGTTTGACATATCCCAAAGAAGAGTATAGTTATTCTTTAAAGACCCATACTGTGGAACAATTTGCTTAAGAGGCCCTTTCTTTGATTTCTTAATGGACAAGTATCCTCTAGGTGGTTCAATTCCATTGGTTGCATTTGACACAACGGAACTGCTCTCCGATGGCATTTGTGAGGACAGTGTTGAGTGCCTAAGACCGTGTTCCAAGATAGATTTTCTAAGAGATTCCCAATCACAATTATACCCTGGATTTGAAATTTCGTCTACATCCTTCTTGTATGTATCTATTGGAAGTATTCCATCTGCATATTTGGTACGAGAGAATCCACCACATGCACCTTTCTCCTTTGCAACTTCATTAGATGACTTAAGAAGATAGTACTGGAATGCTTCAGTTAACTTGTGCATCTCATCCCATGCTTCTTGTGAATCATAATTATAACCCAACTTGGCAAGATAATGTGCAAGACCAATATAACCTATACCTAGAGATCTACGAGATTTAGTAGCATATTCTGCTGCCTTTACAGGATACTCTTGATAATCTATCAATTCTTCTAATCCACGAACAGAAAGATCACACAACTCTTCCATCTCTTCAATATTTCTCAACTTACCAATATTGATAGCAGAAAGAATACAAAGAGCAATCTCTCCATTCTCATCATCTATATGATTAATTGGATCTGTAGGTAAAGTAATTTCCTGACACAAGTTACTCATACTCACCTTATCTTTAAAAGATGAATGTGAATTACAATGGTCAATATTCATCAAGTAGACACGACCAGTCTCGGCACGTTCCTTAAGGAGATCAAGGATGAGTTCTTGTGCTCCAACTGTTGTTCTGGAGATTGAATCATCATTCTCATAGCGAGTATAAAGGTCATCAAACTTATCGGTACCAAAACTCTCGTATAAGCCAGGACAATCATGTGGGGAAAATAAGGAGATTTCCGAATCTTGGATAAAACGTTCATAAAATAATTTACTTAACTGGATGCTGTAGTCGAGTTTTCTGACTCGGTTGTCTTCTGTTCCTTTGTTGTTTTTGAGGACAAGGATGTCTCTGATTTCTTGGTGCCAAATAGGGAAGTGAACAGTTGCTGAACCCCCTCGGATGCCGTTTTGAGTGCAACATCTGACAGTTGACTCAAACTTTTTGAGAAATGGGACAACACCTGTGTGCTGGACTTCACCTCCTCTGATTTTGCT